GCTGTGAGTGATGCTAAAATGGTGCGATGGAAGGGGAACTTTTCTCCCGATCTGGCTGCACTGTCCCGAACTTTCTATGGGAAGACTGTAGAAGTGGACTAAGATTTTTTGGAGTTATATGAACGTCAACTGATATCCTGATCGTTTGAAGCAGTTAACATGGAACTTTCTGCAAAAATTACTCTAAGATCAGATCAAAAATGAATAAAACAAAAATGTTAGCATATATTTCAATAAAATTCACATTTACATAAAATACTAATCTAATATTTTAATCAGCAATTTTGTTTTGAGACCAAAATACAAAATATTAGCCACTTGACCTCTAGCCAGTTGTTCTGAAAATACGCCAAGTTTCATTAAAAGTAATGACTCATAATTTCAAAACATCGCATAAAGAGGCTTGTTAAATGTCGAGAATGTACTTGTTAGTTGAAAAATAACATTTGCGGTTGATAAAAGCTTTTGGAACAAAGCACATTACAATGCATGCGTGTTTTCAAATTTTGCTGATGGTTTATTATCACATTCTTTTATCTTTTATTTTTAGCAGTACGATCACCTTGACTTTAAGAAAAAACCAGATTTCCGAGGTCGCTTCTATGACTGTATCGAAAACAAACGTCACAAAAACAAACACTGATNGGTTTGAAATTTTTGTAAATAAATGATTAATAGTGAGCTTAATTCAGATAGGCATGTACATGTCATAAATATAAGTGCGATAATAATCATGAGATAAATATTTGTTCTATGAATCTTGCCTCATTTTGTTGTGATGAAGAACTTATTTACGAAAGAATTGCACTTCGGTAAGATCTACGATAATCCGTTTAAGCCCTGTTATAACAATTTTCTAAAATTCTGACACAAACCCGCAGTGAAATAACGATTTCATCAAAATATTGAACTGGCGGGCTGTTTACATGTCATAAATATTATTTTTGCAACGAAAAGAATAATACAAACTGATTTTCCTTAGTAACTTTAGATTTTTATTGGAGTGTTGATGAGTTAAATTGGGAGTGTTGATGAGTTTTATTAGTTTACAAAAATTGAATTAAAATATATTAACACAAAGAGATGATAAATTATAATAAAATATAAAACTGCTTGACAAATTGCATTTATTTATACAGTAGGGAACGAGAAAAAGACGTTAAATATTTTTATTATCAGCGGTTTTATTGCAAGCGTAGGTTTTTTATCTGACGTAATAAAATAACGAGCTAAGTAATAAATAAGTGCCAAAAATCATTGTTATTAAATGTGTAGTTGTTGTAGTGATTCAATTTACGTTTGTAATAAGATTCGCTAAATGAGAAAATTTCAGTTTGGAGATCACTATTAGTACGCAAAAGCGCAGTTTCTATGAAAACCTCCATACTATCGTTAAACCCCCACCAGGACCCACTTTAGGTCGAAAATTTCGCCATGATACCTGTTGGGGAATACCAAAGAAGTTGGTTCCGCCTATATTATTTTTATGATTTTCATCACCGGATGACATCATCGCTTCAAAATTATATAACAGAAATTTATTCACTATTTTCGTTCATCATTCAAAAAGCTATTATATTTTCCAGTCAATGTCGTATAAGAGAAGCTTGAATTCTTAATTATGTCGTCATTTGAATGCAATCACAATTCAATAATACTAGATAAATTGGACCAAGTTAACTTAAGTATATTGGAGATAATCAATGATAACTATAAAAGTGCATCATAGTACTCCAATAGTCAGAGACTTTCTGATCAGAAAGCTAATGTCCATTAGTTGGGATCAACGACGACAACCTCAGCCTTGGTAACTGTTGATTACAAAATGCCAACTTTACCAGGAAATTGGCTACAATCAAGTTGTAGGCAACTTCTTATCCGCCCTATTTATTGCTATCAACTGATGCGTACACCAACGAGTTGCAGAAATGTTAGCGCTTTTCAACTGATGCGTACACCAACGAGTTGCAGAAATGTTAGCGTTAAGTTTCAGTTGCAAGCTTACGTCAATCGGCAGACCAAATGGTTATCCGTGTAAACAGGATAATCATGCTCTTATTGAATAAACACTTTTATCAATTCCAACATTCACTCCTCGACATAAATAATGAATTATTTCGTTCATCCACACGCATTAGTAAACTCGGTAGTCAAAACAAGTTTATCATCTATTTATAGGCTTTAGAACAACAAGAGTTTTGTTACAACTAACAGGAAAAACATGCTGTTCCCTTCCGGACGAAATGTTATTTTAAATGTGTGAAGTCGGTAATGTATTTCCATCAGTGCTTTTAGACTACTCGGAAAATCGTGTTGCCTTATCGTCAGACGCAATTAGTATTCGGCTGCGTCTGATGCAATGGGTATCTTATTTATTATTATTTAAAATAAATATTTATCGAAATACATGTATATAAACGTGATCTCTGAGAAGTTGATAGGTATTGGGCATTAACATTTCGAGTGTCTCGGTGGTGGTTTTCTTGAATTAAAATGGCTACATTAAGGGACAAGTATTGGTTCATCGAATGGGAAGTGGTACGTGCCCATCGAATGGAAAAAATACCCCTCGTCGTGGCAAGATTAATTTTGCAAAAAGAAATCAGCGAGTCCTGCAGAAGGCATAATACATCTGAGGGCATCATCGTTTCCATAAATAGTGTTACTGCAGAATCAATGGAACACAACAAAGTTTTATGGTTTAGAAAATTGGAGGACAGAAGTATTGTCATAAATACAACCAGGTATCATCCAATGAGAATTGAATACTTTGAAGCTGTAGAAGTTTCTTCACTTAAAAATGGAAGAAGCTCAAGATAAACCGGTAAACTATATATATATTTTACTACCCAACTGACCTTTGCGATGATCTCACACTTACAATATTGAGGTAGATCTTTTATCGTATACATTGTGTTCAACTATTTGATTTCTACAGAACTGGTATGTAGGACTCAGATATCTAATCTATTCCAATTAATAAGAAACATAACCGTAAATTATGACGAAGAAATATGAGTGTACATCATTAAAAGTGTGGGTAGTTTTTCTTACAAGATTCTTCTAAAAATAATGGTTACGAGCACGCGCCTGAAAATAGTTTTTAGTACAGCTTAAACTATTAAAAATGTCTTTTACGATCCCTATAAAATATAGATTCTGAAATACACTCAGAATGAATGCAGATGGTTTTCACTGGAAATAGTTTTGATTGGGTCGTAAACTGGAGATATAAAAAAATCTAATGCAGTTTTTATTATTATTGAGAATTAAGCGATTTTCTTTTGTTCCAGATCATACTGTTGCTGTGAAAAATTACTTCTTTGTATTATTATACGTTAATAAATTATTTTCGATACTTTGTATTTTATTTCCACTTTGATCAAATATGAAACTAGAAGACAATAATTTGATAGAATTAGTCCTAATTTTGAACATCAAACATAGTGTTAGACTGCGATGTCTGAAAAGTGGGTGAGTCAACAGGACGTGAGTTTGTCACTCTGCGAGCTTGGATTCGAAACTTGGCTCGGGAACAAGAGAGCCGCATAATCTCGAGGGAGGTTTGTAGAAAAGTGACCAACTATATCAGCTGGATTTTATGAGGACCTTTCCATCAATACTGATCGAACCATCGTAAGTAAATGGGAGACAAAGTAGTAAGGTAGCCAATTTGTATGGTCAGCTAGACGAGTAGAGAAATGGAAAAGTGGGGTTAGGGTAAAGTAGTATCAAGGTATAGTGCGGAATTTACTCAAAATTAGAGCAAATAACAACTAATGCGCACTAGTCATTCATAAGATAAAGATATTATTTTTAGTGTGACCCAAATATCGTGGCAATTGATGTCTGGACTATTTTATTTGCGCAATAAAAATTTTAATGGCTCTAATAGATCAATTAACTCTATCTTATCAAATGGTTATTGACCGCGTTTGAAATGACTCATACTAGACTATCCAATGAAATAAAACAACAACAGTACAAATCACACTGTAATAGTGAACATGTCGATAAATTTAAAATTCTCTTTCACGTCGTGAATTTTCTGTGGATTCAATCTTTGCTTGAAGGGGCGATCGTTATTTATTCCCAATTAACGTTTCTTCGAGACGATTTATTCCTTCTTATTATCCAGCTGAATCTTCTATTGAAGTAAATCTAAATAAAGCATCGCGTGATCGAAATTGTCTGTAACGAAAAACGAAGTTACATTGCATGTTTAGGATTTTCTGTGCCTTATTTCAATATTTTGCTTTATGGAATAGCTGAATTCAGGTAAACAAAGTAGAAAGTCGTTCTTTCAAAACGACCGTTAGGTTTAGTTTGATATTCAATAACAGAATCCTAGTAATAATAAGTTGAAATGTTACGTACCCGTTATGAATTCAGTTGTTGCTGGAAATGAAAGCCACTTTTCACCGGCTGGTTGCCTATTTTCAACCACGTTCAAAAGTTTTGTTTTGTTCATCAACGGGAATTTTACTGAAACTTGATGCTCATTTACACCTGGTGCGATCCATGTAGCTGGCACCACTTGATATTCTTCTGTGTCCAAGAAAGGCATTTGTAGGAA